AATGTTTATTATTTGAAGGATAATATCCAGTACCATAATGTTTATTATTTGAAGGATAATATCCAGTACCATAATGTTTATTATTTGAAGGATAATAATTATTCATATTTGAATATCCAATTGATCCATAAGATCTACCAGTATAAATATTAGAATTCCAAAAATAATTATATGGATAGTATAATGCATCTACAATGTTCCAATTACTATATGGATAATAATCAATTGGTGCAATATCAGGAATATAACCTGTTATATAATTTTCATAATTTTCTTTATTTGTATTATAAAGTTCATAGTTAACTCTAATAATTAGACACAAGATTATTAATATAATTATTGAACCATATAAATATAAATTTTTAATCATGTATATATATAATATTAGAAATAAAGATTGAATATTTTTAATTTAACCTATATAAATATATATATATTATACTATATAATGGATAATAACAATGATACAACCAGTATCCTTAATTTTGATACTTTTGAAAATGATCTAATTATAAATACTAAAAATATATTAAAAGATATTAAGAAAGGTGATGAATTTGAAATTGGTTTTAAAACTAAAGATTTTTTAATATCATCTGATAAATATATTAATTTGCTTAAATATTTTGTAAAGTTATCAAAAGATAAACAATACAAAATTATTCAAGAACAAACATTAAATATATCTTATAATTATGATTATGAAAATTATAATAATTATCGTATTACGGTTAGTGGTCTTGAAAATATAAATGAGAAAATTTCACAAATATATCAGAGAGAAAATCATGTTATTTTTTCATTATTATTAGGTCAATATATGAATGGAGATAAATCAATTAGTGCAATAAATAAAATTAAAGAAAAAAAGAATATGTTAGATATGGGATTTTTAAGAGCAAGACTTTCAAATGAAAAAGATATTGAAATTGATAAAGGAAATGAGTTACTTCAATTATCAGAAAAAGAAAGACAATATATTAATTTTAGATATATTCAACGTGTATCATTAATCTTAGAAGATAATGCTGATTATATTATTAGAATTGATTTGTCACAAGTAAAGACATCTAATAAAATTATATTAATAGAAAAAAATAATAGTGTTATTGAATTAGAGATAGATGTTTCATTTAAAAAAGCAATTTCTAAACAAAAATTAGATAATTGTTTAAAAATTATGGCAACGACTATATTAGATATTCAAAAATTACTTCAAAAATCATCAATAGTATTAAATAGAATAGATCAAAATAATATTATATTTAATTTAAAAAATATTTTACAATTAGATCCAGAATTTAATCTCAAAGATTTACCAGCAATGCAAACTCAAGCAGCTGAAATAACTCATATAGTTGATTTAATACCTAATAAATATTCAGTTACAGATAAAGCAGATGGTGAAAGATATTTCTTACTTATTTTTGAAGGGGGTGTTTATTTAATTTCAAATACTTTAGAAGTTAAGAAAATGAATACATCACATCTTAAAAATATAGAAGATTACAATAATACAATTATTGATGGGGAATATTTATATATTGCGAATAAAAAGAAATTTGTATTTTTAGCATTTGATATTTTATCTTATAAAGGAGAAGATTCAAGAAAAGAAAATATATTAAGTAAAAGACTTGAAAAACTTGCAAATGTAACAAAAACATTATTTAAGCAAAAATCTGAGAATGAACAGTATGTGGGTGATTTTAATTTAGATAAAATTAATAAGCATTATGAAAAAAATATTATTAGTTTTATAACAGAACTAAATAATAAATTAGATCAAGATTATGACAATATTGTAATGACTAAAAATTTTATATTTCCGATAGGGGCTCATCCTTGTGAAGTATATAGCTATTCTATTTTAATTTGGAATTTATATACAAAAAATTCAAAAATTAGTTGTCCGTATATATTAGATGGTATTATTTATACTGGTATAGATCAAATATATACACGAAACTCTAAAGAAACCAAAAATAGAATTTATAAATGGAAACCTAGTTCAAAAAATTCATTAGATTTTTATGTTTTATATGAACGTAATAAAGATACGCATCAAATATTAAATGTATTTGATGATTCAGAGCAAAATACTGAAAATACTACTAAAGAGATTGAAAATACAGTATCTTATCAAGATTTATCAACATTTAAAAATAAAGCGGCACTTTATAGAATTTTAAATCTTTATGTTGGTAAGATGGAAGGAGGTAAAGAATATCCAATATTATTTCAAAAAGAAAAAAATAATTATATTGCTAATTTGTATATTCAAGATGGCGAAGCAAGAGATGTAGAAGGTAATGTTATTCAGGATAATACGGTTGTTGAATTTACATATATTAATGATCCAACTGTTGCTGCAGGTTTTAGATGGGTTCCATTAAGAACTCGTCATGATAAAACAGATTCAATACGTTTATACAAAAGAAAGTATGGTAATAATTCAGAAATTGCGGAAAAAACATGGAGATCAATGATGGATGGTATAGAATTATCAGACATTGAATTATTATCTAAAATTAATACATATGATACGCATAATAAAAAATTAAAATCTAGAATAACTACAGATGCAATTAGTATGGAAAGACGTGAAAATGTATATTATCAAATTATTAGTAATTTAGCAGAAAATTTACGTGCATTTCATAATTGGATTAAAAGCAATCTTATTTATACATATTGTGGAATTAAAAAAGTTAATGGAAAGGAAATTAAACTGGATATTTTAGATATTGGTTGTGGTAAAGGCGGTGATATTATTAAATTTTTTCATTCTCGAATTAATACATATTTGGGATTTGATTTAGATCCAAATGGTATTTATTCAGGTTCAGATGGAGCATTAAGTCGTTATCAAAATATTAAGAAAAAATTTCCTAATTTTCCAAAAATGAATTTTTTTGTTGCAGATGGTGGATCATTATTAACATATGAAGATCAGAGAAAAGTATTAGGAACAATGACAGATCAGAATAAAAAAATATTAGAAGAATTAGAAGTTAAAGATCACAAAACATTTGATGTTATTAATTGTCAATTTGCGGTGCATTACTTTTTTAAAAATGATATTACATTAAATAATTTTTTAGAAAATATTAAAAAATTTTTAAGACCATCTGGATATTTATTATTAACAACTTTTGATGCAAATTTAGTTAATAAAAATTTTGATGAGAATAATCATATTATATCTTATTACACAACAAAGACAGGAACTAAAAAAATCTTATTTGATGTTATTAAAAACTATACAGATACGGATACTGAAAAAACTGGTTTAACAATAGATGTTCATTTACCTGCATTTGAAGATGATCATTATGAATCAGAATATTTAGTAAATCCAATTTTTTTAGAAAGAAAAATGAAAGAAATAGGATTAAATTTAGTAGACACTGGATTATTTGGAAATTATTTTGAACAATGTAGAGAATTTTTTGAAAAGGTTGCAAAGGGTGAAGAAAATAGTAGTACAAAAAAATATTATATGGATGTTAATGAATTTTACAATATGGATGATACGGTTAATAAAGGATCATATGAGTTTTCAAAACTCAATAGATTTTATGTTTTTCAAAAAGAAGATAATAGTACAGGACAAGAAATATACAAATTAAAATCTTCAAATATAAATAGTAAATCAAAGCCTAAAAAATCTAAAAAATAATTTTATTTATAATTAAAAATTTGAAAAATATATTTATAAGATTATAATAGTATAATTTTATAAATGACTGATACAGACATGATTGATACTAAAATGATTGATGTAGAAATGATTGATGCAGAAACAATAGATATAGTAATTACAGATAAAATTGACAAGTATTTAATTACAAATTCTGGTAATACAATATTAATAGATGAACCATATTATGGTAAAATTTTTAATGAAAGAACTTCATATCAAGGTTATTTTGTAAACAATGAATATCATGGATATGGTCGATTAAAATTTTTAAATCATGCTGAATATGATTTATATATTGGTAATTTTCAAAATAATAAATTTAATGGTGATGGTATTTTATTATATAAAACTGGTGCTTATTTTAAAGGATCATTTATCAATGATCTTAAACATGGATATGGATCAATGTATAATTTAATGGGTTGTATTTTATATAATGGTGAATGGGCAGATGATAAAATATATACCCCAGTATATTTTGAAGAAAGAATAAATAATAAAGTTACAATTAAAGGTTATAAAAAAAATGATTTATTGCATGGATTAATTTACTATTATGATAAAAATAATAATTATGAAAAAATACATTTGTATTCTGAAAATACTTTGATAAAGGAAATTATTTTACAACCGAATTTTAAAATTAAATATATGTATAATAATGTTAATATTTCTAGTATTCGTAAAAATATAGATGATATTATTAATAGTAAAAATATAATTGATAATAAAAATATTATTGATTACATGTATAATATACTTGATAATACTGATATATTGGAATTTACACCTGATAATAAAATAATATCATATAGCTCAAATACTCCAGAAATATGTTATGAATATTATGATAATTGTACATACATTGGTAAAAAAGATACTAGAAAAATTGGATCTGGTAATTTTATTAATTGTATACAATATAAAGGTCCTATTAACTCTTTTACGGATTTTAAAAATGAATTAATCGCCGAAGGATCATTTAAAAATTATATGTTAAATGGTAAAGGAACGTTTTATCCTTGCAAGAATCAATTACAAGTATTAAATTTATCAGATAGAGTATTTAGTGGTATTTTTTATGATGGATGTAAGTTAGATGGTTTTTGTAAAATTAATAATGTTAAAATTTATGAAGGAATATTTGATATTAGTGGTGATTTAAAACTACTATATATATTAAATGGTAATGGAATTGAATATTATGATGGAATATTAATTAAATATAAAGGCAGTTTTTATAATAATCAATATGATGGTGAAGGTACTGAATATTATGATGGATTAAATATTAAATATCAAGGATCATTTATAAATAATAAATATGATGGCGAAGGCTGTTCTTTTTATTTAAATAATAATATTGAATACCATGGCATGTGGAAAAATAATTTAAAAAATGGCAATGGTATTCTATATTCAGAAAATGGAGAAGAAATATATTCTGGTTTATTTGCCAATGATAATATTATTGATTATAATGATGAAAGCAAATTAACACATTAAAAACTTAATATTAACACAATTATTTTATAAAATTAATTAATTTATAAAAAAATTTAATCTGATTCAAATGGATCTTTAAATTTTTTCTTTATTATTTCTTTATTAGATGATGTTTTTAATTTAGATTTTTTTATTTTTATTTCATCTTCAGAATCAGATTTAAATGGATCTTTAAATTGCATTTTTTCTTTTTTAGATATATTATCCTTTCTAATAATTTTTTTTGATTTTTTTTCTTCTTCTTCATTTATTAATTTTTGTTTTTCTTCTGTATTATCTCTGTAAAAAAGAACTTGATCCCATGTTTCTTTAAATTTATGATAATTTTCTAAAAACCATCTTTTATCTCTTTTAATTAAATAACAATGTGATTTTTCTAAATGCCAATATAATATTTTATTAAATTTATAATCAGTTACAAATTCTGGATATATTGACTCCCAATTATTTTTCATATATTCTGCCCATTCAATCTTTTTATCAATTGTTGTATCTAAAATAGTTGGATATATATATTTCCCATACCATTCTATTTTTTCATTATTCGGTAAATCTTTATTTTTTGGTATCAATTCTATTAAACAACCATATTTAAATTCATCTTTTATCTCTATTTTTTTATTTTGTTGTTCTGTATGATATGTATCTTCTGTAATCATTTCTAACCATTCATCTTTGTCAGAATAATCTTTTAGTTTACATTGCCAAAAATCACAATCTTCTAAATCACAACACTCTAATTGTAATTGAACTTGAACCCAATAATAATGAGGACATATTTCTCCATCTTCTTTACCTTCTGTATTTATTTGTCTAGTAGTTGTACATTTTATTTCTAACATTCTACCAACCATATTTGAAAATTTTCCATCTAATGTACTACACGTACAAATACCATCTGGTGATGCTCCTAAAAAATCAATTTGAGGAGTCGATATATGTGGTACTAAACCGAATTCTCCAACTTTTACATTATATATATTTTCGTAAATTAAAATAGCAATCTTTTCTAGTTTTTTACCATGATGAACATTTTTATTTTCAACAAAACCTTTGCCAATGCCAATTTTTTGCTTAATAAAATCTAATTTACTTTCGTATTTGCTTTCACCAATTGCTTGTGCTCCTGCTGATGCTGTTATAAAATTATTACGCATTTGAAACCATTCTGGTGATTTTTGTTCTGGCTGTGGTAATGTTTCAATTTTAATATATTGATTCCAAATTAAATTATATTTATCACAAATTAAAATATCATTACATATTTTTCTATAAAATATATCTCTTTCATCATTATTATTAAAATCTGGAATAGTTAAAACTTGTACAGTTAAATTTGGCAAGTCTGTGTTTTCTTTTAAATAATATATTTCATCTTTGTTAAAAAATAATATTATATTTTCCATTTTAATTTCATCATTTATAGTTTCATTTATAATTTTTATTAATTTAGTTAATTCATTCTTATCTATTTTTTTATTTTTAATATTTTTTTTGATTATATTATATATTGTTTTTTCCATATTTACTTTTTTTATTGTTATATATAAACCTTTTATATTAATAAATATATATCTTTAAGTATATATATTTAACAATTTTTTTGATTAATTATTAACATTTGTGTCTACATATAGGACATAAATTACTATATTTTAATAACCATGGGTCAATACATCCTGAATGAAAAAAATGATTACATTTTAAAATTCTAATTCTACTATTTTCACAAAAATTGTCTTGGCAAATTGTACAAAAAGAAGAACTTTTTTCTTTAATAGCTGTATCAATTTCATTATATTCTTTTTCTACTAAGTATTCTAATTCATTTTGATTAATAATATTAATAATTGGTGAATTCATATTAATATTTAAAATAGTATTTGTAAAACTATATAAATTATTATTTGATGATCCAAAAACAGTTGCAACATAATAATCATTATATAATGAATTATTTGATACTAGTAAATAATTTAGAATATTGTGTGAAGTATCTATTGCATTTATAATATTTGAAGCAAAATTATCATAATTAGTATGTGCAATAGCCAAATTTATAAAATAAAATGCTTGAACTATTAACGATAATTCTGGAAAATGTTGTGTATAATAATATCTAATATGATCTAATAAATTTTTTAATGATATATGCGTATATATGTTTCCAAGTTCTATATATATATATGCTAATATCTTTTTCTCATTTAATATATCATCATCAGAATCAATAATATAATTTAAAATATATGTTTCTCTTGCTATAATTATACTATCAATAATATTATTATCTGGTGTAAATATATAATTAATATAATAATTGTTTTCATTATTTTCATTATTTTGATTGTTGTTATTATCAATTACACTATTTTCATTATAATAATTTTGTATTGACTCTGGAACATCATCGTCATCATAATTATCATAATTAATATTTCCATTTTCATCATAATTTAATATTAATTCTGGAAAATCTTCTAAATTATCTTGATATTGATTATCTTGATTTTCATTATTTTCGTTGTAATTTAATATTAATTCTGGAACATCATCGTTATCATAATTATCTTGATTATCTTGATTATCTTGATATTGATTTTCATCAGTATCTAAAAAATTTAAACTTAAATTTGGTATTTCATTATAAATATTTTCATTATCGGTAACATTTTCATTATCGGTAACATTTTCATTATCGGTAACATTTAAAATATTATTTGAAGAATCTATTATTGTAGTTTCCATTATATTAAAGTATATATTTATTAAAATAATTATTAAATAAATCTAAAATATTTTTCTCTACATTTATTAACTTCATCATCAGTTGTAATATTTTCACAAATGGCTTCAAACTTTTCACCTTTTAACAATCTTAAAATAATATTAATAGAATAAGTGCCGCATTCTGATGTTTTATATTGATGTCTTATTTTATTAAATTTTATATTTTTAAGTTCACGTTCTATATAATTTTCTCTTTTAGGTTTCATAAATGATTCTTCAGTCATTGATGATTCTAAATCTTCATTTAATATATTTTTTTTATAACACCATTTACTAATTCTATTAACAAATCTTCTAATTTCATTTTTTGGTGGTTTACCATAAGAATCAAAATAATATACTTGATTTTTTAATAAATCTGCATACATAGAAACCCAATGTGATCCGCGTTGCCAATGACGATCAAAATTAAAAACTATTCCTATTTTATTTTTTTTAGCTTTAATTAAATTATCAAAATTTAAATCACGTATACCAATATCTAAATCATCAAAATCTAACGGAACAGCACCTAAATAAATAAAATCTGAATATTTTTCTTGATACTGTGCCATAATTTCATTAATATTTGTTGTATTAAACCATGAAAACCTACCTTTTGGTCCCAATGGTCTAAATGTTTTTTCATTTATTTCTTCATCATTCATTTCAATAATAAAATCTTGTTTTAACCAACATATTTGATCATCACATACATCTTCTAATCTTTTTGTTAATTCATTTATTAAATATTTTTTATCATCTTTAATTTCAATAGGATTTAATTTTTTAAATTTATTATTATATGCACTTGCCATTCTTTTTAAAGAATCTAAAGTAAAACATGATTTTTCTGAATAAGTTTTGCTAGGAGCACATTTTTGATCTTCTAAATTTGGTTTAAATTTTTTCATCTTAATATATGTAAATATTAAAAAAATTAATATAATAAAAATTAATTTTAATTTGTTACATGAAATCTAATAAATTAATTTTAATTTGTTACATGAAATCTAATAAATTAATTTTAATTTGTTACATGAAATCTAATAAATTAATTCTAATTTGTTACATGAAATCTAATAAATTAATTTTAATTTGTTACATGAAATCTAATAAATTAATTTTAATTTGTTACATGAAATCTAATAAATTAATTTTAATTTGTTACATGAAATCTAATAAATTAATTTTAATTTGTTACATGAAATTAATAATATTATTATTAATATATCCAACTATTTTTGAACTGGTATCTGTTTTTTTTAAAACAATACCATTTGGTTTATCATCATAATAATATTCTTCATCTTCATATATTATTTTTTTATATATTGGTATATTATTTGTAATCATATCTGGGCTCTCATCATTTTCAATTTCTGAATTATCATATTCTTCAACTATTTTTTTCTTTTTTAAAAACTTTTTTTTAAGTATATCAATATCTAAACTATATGATGTTGCTATTTTTGTAATTAATTCATCTTTTATTTTTAATGATTCTTTTTGAACTGCATTCTGATATTCTTCCATTAAAGTACATAACTGTTCATTATTTTCTCTTATCTGTTTTAATATTTTTTTCAATAAAGTATTAGACTTCATATTTATAATTAATACTATCCAATTAAAATTATATTTTTTTCAATTTTTTTAATGCATTTGTAATATTAATATCTTTACATATAAAACCACCACCTCCTCTTTTATACTGCGAAGTCATTCTATTTAGATCACCAATCCAATAAAATTCATTATCTGAAAAAGCCCATTTAGAATGATCTTGATTTTCATTATATTCAATATCTTCAAAAATAATACTTTTAATATCTATAATATTTTTATTTGTTTTTTCAATATTATGTCCTCTTATCCATGTTTCAGTATTCCATTTATAATTATATTTAACACCAATATACTCACTATAGATATCAATTTCATAATGTGGTGATTTTGCAATATGATTAATTGTATCTGTTAATTTTATTTCATTAATAGTATTATTTTTAACAAAATTAATATTTTTATAATTATTGTTTTCAATATAAACATGTGCATTCATTATATTTATTTGATTTAATATATCTTTTATTAATTGTTCATTAAAAGCGAATTCAATATATTGAAATGATTGTCCATATATTAATTCTCCATCATCTATATTTGATATATTAACCCCATCAAAAAACAGTGGAAAATTTGGCACTGAATGACATAACCATGAAATATTTGTATCATTCCATGTTACAATTCCTTTACAATGTCCATTTCCATGATTATTTTCTTTATTTGTTTTTATCTTATGAACATCATCATTGTATATTATCCAATTAGTCCATCTTGATTTCATGTATAAATTATTTATCCAAACATTAATATCGTCTTTTTTAATAAAATCTTTTTTATTTTCACAATATTCTATAAAATGCAAACCATAATTATTTTTATCATTAATAGTTTTCTTTGGCAATTTAATTGCTAATAATTTTAAAACTGGTTTAATAACATCAGCTGATCTAGTACAGGAAAAACAACTAATTAAATTACCCATTAAATTACCCATTAAATATTATTATTAATGTATTAATAATAATATTTTAACAATTTTTATTTTATAAATAAATGTATTTTTGTTATTTTCTAATAATTTTTACATTATTTAATACTGGTATTGATTGATTAAATTTTTTACTAATAGTTAAATATCGTAAGTTTTTTAAACGGCTTAATACTTCAATACTTTGATTAAAATTATCACCAAAAGTTAAAGATTCTAAATCTTTAAAACGGCTTAATACTTCAATATTTTGATTAAAACTTTTACCAAAAGTTAAATATTCTAATTTTTTTAAAGAAGTTACATAATCAATACTTTTATCAAAATCATCACCAAAAGTTAAAGATTCTAAATCTTTAAAATTCCATAATACTTTAACATCTTGATTAAAACTTTTACCAAAAATTAATTTTGTTATATTTACTAATCTACTAAGTGGTTCTATTGATTGATTAAAATCATTACCAAAGATTAAATTTTCTATATTTACTAATCTACTAAGTGGTTCTATTGATTGATTAAACTTGTCACCAAATTGTAAATATTCTAATTTTTTAAATGTTGATAATGCTTCTATTGGTTGATTAAATTCATTATTAAAAATTAATTTTGTAATATTTATATTAGTTTTATTACTAATAATATTATTAATTTCATCAATTGTATTAATTTTATTAACGCTATTGCTTTTTAAATTTTTTGGATTAATACCAATCTTGCTCTTAATACCACTCTTACTCTTATCAATCTTGCTCTTAATACCACTCTTGCTATTATCACTATTTATATTGCCGCCAATAATATTTTTTAAGTTAATATATTTTTCTTTATATTTTAAATATTTTTCCTTATATGACATATATATTATATATTAATATTATTAATAAATATTATTTGCAAATTTTTTTATACAGCTAATGCAATAGAACATGGAATATTTTTTTAGATTACAAAGAAAAAATAATAATTATGAAATAATTGATAAAGATATTAATAATAAATATTTAGATCATAATATTACAAAAACATATAATGATACAACATCATCTATATTACTTAGTAAAAATAAAGATATAATATATGTTCGTGATAGATATAATAAAATTAATGTTAATAATCAGTATTATTTATGGTATTTAATTGATTTTGATATTGATAATTCATACAAGTTAGTTTCGCGTGATTTTAATTCTGATTTTTATATTAATAAAATACTTAACCATGGCAATGATATAGAATATGTTGGTAAAATAACTGAAATCAAAGATAAATATAAAAATATATTATATAACTATCCTGGTAAAACTTTATTTGACAAGATTGAAAATTTAGATTTATGTAAAAGAGAAGATTTACTCTTTAAAACAAAACTAAAAATGATATTGTTCTTATTTGATTTTTTAGAATATGGTGGTACTTTTTTTTTATCAATACATGGTTTTTGCAATGACAATGTAATTGAATTATATTATATTTTAGCCTACATGTTTGAATATTGTATTATTTATAATTCAACATATATTGTTTGTAAAAAATTTAAACCTGTTTTAAAAAAAGAAGATTTTGAAAAAATGATTGATAAATCATTTTCTATTGAGCCAAAGTTTCAATTAAATGAATTACTTTATTATATTACCAATAATTTAAAATATCATATTACAAAAAATAAACTTTTATTAGGGAATAAAGAAGATGAATTCTTAGATTATATTAAAAATGAAATATTAAATTCTGCTAAATCTCTTGATGTTGAACATTTTAATGAAATTTTAATTAATTATAATATATCACTTATTGACAATTTTAAAAAAATTTATGTAAATAATAAATTAATAAAAACTTCTTCCGCTATTAATGGTACTGAAGGTCACCAAATTATTAATATTATTAAAAATAATAATTTTAAAAAATGTTTGGAAATTGGTATGGCATATGGTGTATCTGCTT